ATTCTAGGCATCAGTCCTGTAATGCCTCCGATGTACGGAGACATGGTGCGGCTTAACGACCCCGTAGGGAAGTTAGGCGTGTTGCGTGTGAACAGGTATGAACCGCCGGGTACACCCGCAACGCGCGGATCAATAGATGCTGTTCCGGGAGCACGGACTTGAATTGGAGTTACCGTAGGCGGCACGTAAGGAGGTTCCACTACTTCGCGTGGAATAGGAGGTGTTACCACAGGTGGGATCACAGGTGGAGGCGTTACCACAGGTGGGATCACAGGTGGAGGCGTTACCACAGGTGGAGGCGTTACCACAGGTGGAGGCGTTACCACAGGTGGAGGTGTTACCACAGGTGGAGGCGTTACCACAGGTGGAGGTGTTACCACAGGTGGAGGTGTTACCACAGGCGGAGTAGTGACCACAGGTGGAGTAGTGACCACAGGTGGAGGCGTTGTAACCACAGGTGGAGGCGTTGTAACCACAGGCGGTGGAGTAGTGACCACTGGGGTTGTAACTGTTGGGGTCGTAACCGTTGGGGTCGTAACCGTTGGTGTAGTTGGTGTTCCAACAGAAACTCCTCCTGTTGTTTCACCTCCCGCTAATGAACCAATTCCACCGTTTAAATTAGCTACAACAGGAAAATTGTTATTATTAGACACCGTTAAAGTATCCGCGGCTCCTGCATACTGATTAGGCGTAAGAATTTGACCGCCAACAGTTAACGGCGTGTAAGGTGGATTGACTACAGTGCCAGTAGTACCACCAGTTATAGTAGCTAGATCAGCAGCAGTAAAGGGTGTAATACCAATAGTGTTTCCAGCAGGACCCGCATCTAAACTACCTGCTAAAGGTGCGCCAATTTCCCAAGCGTTTGCAGCCGGATTAAATGTGGCAGCCCCTGCATCTATTTGATCTATCGTAGCTAAAGTTGTGTTGGGAGTTGAGTAAAAATTATTTACAAACTCTGGCGCTCCCGCATGTCCGGCCTGCCCAGATACATCTAAACGCATACCCCCCACATTTGTAAGAATATCACTCTGCCTAGGGTCGTACCCAGTACCAAATCTATCACCATAATCAAAATCAGCGCCGTAGTCTTGGCTAACACGGGAAAAAGAATCCTCATCAACAGCAAACTCTGGCAACCCTGTTTTAGGATTAATTGTGCCACGGCCACCCATGCGTTTTAGCATTTGAGCTTCTGCAGGATTAATGTGCGCCAACATTGTATCGCCGTCCCGCCCCATCTTAGCAATATTAGCAAGGCCACCTTTAGCCATGCCAATAGGTTTAATTACAGAACCATCGTAGTAATTAACACCGGGCAAATTTTGAACGTAATAACGGCTAGGATTCTTGCTCATCAAATCACGCGCTGATCCGGGGCCCCCGGTCAACAGGCTTTGATAAGGAGACACCGGCGCAGCCTTAGATTTAAATCCACCAAAGGCACCAATAGCGCCAATACCTAAAGCAGTAGCAGGGCCATAGGTGGAAAAAATGCCGGGCATTGCTGATGAATAGGCCTTAGCTAAAGCAGAGCCGGGAGGCGCACTCATGATCTGTTCAGCAGTTGCTGTTGGAAAAGTCTTTTGAACAGTGCTAATTGCATCGCCTGCTGCCCCCTGCTGAATACCAGAGGGAGATATGTTTCTCTTAAAAAAGTCCTTAGCATCGTCAAAAAAGCTAGGCTGCTGGCCAGACATGATCCCTGTCTTGTCACCCGCGCCGGGGAACTGTGTTGCATCCATTGGATTACCAATAGCAGGCGCAATAACATTCCCTGTTGCGGCACTGGCCATAACAGGAGGTTGAGTACTAATAGGGGGAGCAATTGCGTTACCTGCAGCAGCCGTCGTAGCGCTTGCATTTACAGGAGGAGCCACTGTGCCCATGGCTGTGTTGCTTAATGGCGCTTCACCAAAAGCACCGTAATTTGAGGCTGTAGGTGCAAACGGATTTGCAACATTCTGCGTTACCACCGCGCCATTAGGCATGGTAATTTGTTCAGGCAGTCCCCCACCCAACGTTATTTTTTTGGCTGCAAATGGCGATTCACTGGCAGGGGCTGCATTAGGATTGTTAAATACCTCAGGATTGGTTTTGGCCAACTCAGTACTGTAGGCATCGCGGGCCGTGCTTGTTGTAACGTTATCCCGCAATACATCCGTAGGTGCCGCTGGAGTTGGTGAAATAGCACCTGTAAACCTATCGAACTGACCACCAATGGTGGTTGGGCCCGTATAACTACCTGCAGCAAAAGCATCAGCACCACCCATGACTCCCGCGCCAACGCCAGCAGTCAAACCACCAATTGCACCAGCCTTCAATGCTTGGCCAATGTTTCCACCACCCAACAAAGTAGAACCTGCCGAGCCTACAAAACCGCTGACCGCGGCAACGGCAGCGGTAGAAGTAGCACCTAAAAAAGAAGCAGCAGCAGGACCTAAGAAGAAACCAAGGGCCACCGTGGTAATAATACGGCCCACGGTACTGTTGACAAAACTTTTAACCGCTTTTCCAATAGACTTAAATGCCTTCCCAATAAAGCCTAGAAAAAACTCAGGCAAACCTGTGACAGGATTAATTGTTCCGCTACCACCCTTGCGTCGCAGCATGCGTGCTTCGGCAGGGGTAATGTGGGCAAGCATGGTGTCGCCATTGCGGCCATAACTTGCAATAGCCTTAGCCACAGGAGATAGCTCAGCAATACCACCTTTGGCAAATGCCTGCACACCGGTAGGCTCCCCAATCATCTGGTCCACGGCCATGTTCAAGGCAGCAAAGAATTGAGCATCAAACTGCTCCGGCAAGATCTCGTCAGGCGCGCCCATCTCTTTGTACTTGGCACGAATCTGGGCATACTGCCCGGGGTTAGCCAAAATTTCATCAACCATGTTGTTGAGCAAATCAAGAGCCTCTGGGGGCAGTTGAATTTGTTCTAGCGCAGATCTAAATGCCGCAACTTCTTCAGGAGCAGCTTGCTCCGCACTCGCCAACATTTGGTCGCCAAACGCCTTTGGCGATACAGTTTGACGCATCTGCTCATAGACCGCCATGGTATTAGGATCAGCAAACGGATTTGCGACTTGTTGTGGCATTTCTTGGGCGGTTTGGGGTGCTGTGGCCATGTCAGGTCCTTGGAAAAGGTATTTTGTTCAATTGTATTACGTAGACGTCTTTATGCGAAGCATTTGGCTTGTTGCTTGTACACCATCTTGTGTATCTCGGTACACATCACCTAATCGTAAATTGGGCAAGTCGGCTTCGGTGGGCAGCGTATTTAAGTTTAAATTTAACGTAGCCGCACCTACATCCCCCGGATTATTAAGCTGCGCAAAAAACAAACGCAAGGTATTGTTTAATTGATCTTGATACCTGCGCTCATACTCATTGGGAGCTAAAGGCAAATTGGGGGGACTAACATTAAGTTCAGCCATTTACCGTCTTCCGTCTTGTCGGATATCTATCCGAGGCGCGCCCAGTTGCCACTGTGTGTTCAACTGATTTGAGTCAATTTTAAATATCATCTGCCGACCGCGCATGCGTGTAAATATCTGACCCGTAAATTCCTCGGTTATGACATAGGTACTGCCCTTGGCAACAGAACCGGATGCGCTGCTTGTAGTACCTGAACCGGAGTTGGACAGGCCAAACAAAGTCATGGTAACCGCAGGAATAGCACCTGCAGGAGAATTTGTAGAATCTCCAAACGTCAGATCAGGCAGCACGCGCCACACAAACGCAAAGTTGTGGCCATCACCTATGTCCAGTTCCGATGAGGAAATAAAAGCATTAAGGGCTATCGGAGTGCCTGTTGCGTTGTCGTTCAGACCGTTTTCGTGCTCCACAATGTTGCCCGTAGTATTTGGCTGATATGTAGTGGCTAATGGATAGTCACGCAGACCTGAATCAAGCCACGCTGTCCGTGCCATCGTGCCGTAATACCATATCTTTTCTTCGTAGTTATAGATAACGTAGCGGTCAATTGTGGTGCTTGCTTCTGAACAATAGAACCACCATATCTCATTAAAGCCCTCATTGACACCCGCAAACACTTGCAGGTTTTGATCTTTATTAATGTCTGAAAAAATAAACCGGCGCAAGTCACAGTTAAGTGTTTGCACACGGCCGTCATACATGTAAAACTTGTCTACACCCATCCAGTACACAACGCCAGAAGCTACAGCTACCGCATTTGGGCCATAAATAGAGAGGCTGTCAGCAAGAAGCTGAGTTCCCCAAACAAAGGGAGGACCAAGATACTGCAGTGAATACAAAGAGGAATCGGTAAAGACCACAATCTCTTGCCGCGTCTGTGCTGCGGTAATAATTTCAGAACCATGCGATAAACGCACACTTCCCGCTTGGTTGGTAGCTGTAGGGGTCCAGTTAAAAGGATCCTCTTGTCCGCACCAACGAATTAGCATGGGATCAAGCGTCGCACTGCCATAATCATTTACGCCAAAAGTCAAAATAAAACGCGATACGTCTGAAACAATTAGAGTGTTGACGACCGTAGGCACGTCCACAATTAAAGACACCGCGCCGGTGCCTGAACTAGCTGTATTGACTAAGGCATCCGAACTGTCCAGCAATTTAAACGTAAGCCCATTAACCTGAGAGACGTAGTACGTAGTGGCCGCAGACACGCCAGAGGGCAACGAGCCGCCAGAGAATTGAAGCGCAGCACCTTCGGTGTATAGCACAGTGGAAGTTACCACAGTCGGCGAAGCGTTTGTAAAGCTTACCGTGCCGCCAAGCGTATTGAGTAACACACCGCGAGTGGTTAATCCACCAGTAGCATCCCAGTAATACAAACCACCACCACGAGGGTTAAAAACCAAATCTTCACCAAAGTTTTGCTGGCTCCACAAACGCAGGGCTATTAAGGTTCCTACACCGTTGCCCCATGTGCCAAGGCCCCACCCACCTGCGCCCCATCCGACCAAAGGAACTTGTTCTGCTGGGCCAACATTGATTTGGTATGCGGCTACTACAGAAGCACCACCACCGGGAGAAACGTCTGAACCATTGGCCGTGGCTGACGCTGTAAACGTGTAGGTGTTAGCGGTTAAAACAGTGATTTGATACTCTGCATTCAACACTGTGGCGGTAATGT